TCACTTCGCGCTCCAACGCTGATGCGCCGAAGCGATCTTGATATGGTACTGGTTCTTCTGGAAGCCGGGGCCGTTATAGCCTTTCGCGAACGGTACACAGTCCGCAGACCGGTTGCTGATCAGGCGCAATTCATCGGCCAGGGAAGAGCGTTGAATGAAGGTTGCAAAGGCCTTCAGATGCTCCGCCTCGGACACCTTCATCGCGTCCCAGAACGCCTCGACGGTGGTATAGCCGGCAAGCTCGTGATTGAAGCCCATGATCTGCGCGCCGCCCACCGAAGCCGAGCGCAAAGCCGCGCGGCGATCGAGCTGCATCGCCCGGTGCAGGCGCAGCCATTCTACCTGGCCGCCGACATAGAGCGCCCGGTTCCACTTCGCCGATGACAGATTGGGATGCGAGGCTCTGAAGCGACCACCGGTCTCACGATCGAAGACATGCGCCTCGAACAGGATCTTGGGCAGATCAGGTCCGTCGATAAAACCACCGGGACCATCGGCGGCGAGGATGTCGGCTCGGACATCGCGAAACCAGCCACCACCGCTCTCGACTTCCCAAACTGCGCGGATCTGCGCCACCGTGCACTTCAGCGTCGCCGCCGCGCTGGCGAAATCGGCAGATGTCAGGCCGATCTTCTCGGCTTCGATCCTTGCCACGCCGAGGCTGTCAAGCAGCGTGTCGATACGCTCCACCTCTGCCTGATTGAACGACGCTCCGGCGCGCGCAGCGCGGATGGCTGCAAAGATCGGTTGACGGCTCATGCTTCGGGCGACCTGGGCGGCGCAGGCTGCTTCCAGTAGCGCGCAACGAGTGCGGCGAACATCAGCAGCACCGTGATGAGGTCGTTGAGCCAAGGCGGCAGCATGCTTCGAAGGCTCGGCGGCACCGATTGCCAGAAGGCCACCAGCGCTTCGGGCGAGGTCAGCTGGAGGGTCTGAAGCGCCAGCGCCAAGGCGAGCAGGCGGACAGACCACCAGCGCCACCAGTCGCGTGCATCATCGACGAGATGGTCGCGGACGAAGGAGAGGATACGGTCAAGCATGCGACGAGCCTACACGTCTGGATGCTGTAGCTTCCGGGTTAGCCACCTTACCCCCAATCCCGAATGCTCAGGCCCCAGCGGCTATCCTCTGGCTCATCCCGCTCGTACGGCTCCAAGCGCTGGAACAGGCCATAATGGAGGTGAGAGAAGCGGAGCGTATCGTGCCCTTCTACGATCAGCAACGGCGCGCTTTCACCCAGCGTCATGACGATGGACCAGAGCTCTTCGACCTGCTCGTCGCTCAAGCCCGAAAGAGTGAACCGGTACGATGCAACGATGGCAGCCGGGTTGATGCCATAGCCTCCATCGGACAGCTCGGTTTTCTTCGAGAGGTCGATCGCCACCCGGCCTGCCCGGTATTCATAGGGTCGCTCGATCATGAGGCCAGCAAGCGCGATGCCGATCTGCATCGGCTCAGCGCCACCGACCTGGTTCACGGTGAGGCGCAGATACCTGGTCGAAACCGGCTGGGCGAGCCTGACACAACCATGGTGACGCGCGCCAATGGTGTGTGGGACCCGAAAGGCGCGCGGCGGCGCTATCGTGGTCATTCCGCTCCATGAGCCGCCGATGGAAACGCTCAGCGTCGCAGTCTCGGTCGCGTTGGTGAAGCCGAGGAAAATCGTATCGAGCGGAACGACCGCTCCGAAGTCGAGGTCGATGAACGAAGCGCCGACTGCAGCCGCTCTCCAGACCTCGCGCGTCGAGGACGTGAGCAGGTTGGCTGCGCCGGTGCCATTGCTGACGATGATCGCCGCGACTGGCAGCGGGCGAACGATGCCGATTCCGGTGGTCATGCTGTCACTCCCATTGGCCGCAGAACCGTCAACCTGGTCACGCCGGCGTCCTGCTCTTCTGCACCGATCACCAAGACGGCGGGACCCAGGGCGTAGCCCGCCCGATCGCAGACGATGCGTTGCACGGTGCCCAAAAGACCAATGTGATCGCCGGGAATTTCAATGACCTCCTCGGCCAGCGGCTGACCCAGAAACGAAAGCTGGCGAGCCGCCTCCGTCGATGCGTCACCCGCTGCGGCAATCGGTGACACAATCTCGCTTTCGACCGCCACGTCGCCCCAGCTTGCGCGCAGGGCAGCATCTTCGGCTTGGGCAAAGATCGCCCGACCGGTCAGCCATTCCTGGACGGTGCTGGGGACGAGGCTCATCCGCGAAGCTCCAGTGCGGCGATGCGATCCTCGAACGCTGACAACATAGCCAGTTGGCCCTTCAGCTCGGCAATCTCACCCTTCATGGTCTCGATCTGCGCACGGTCAGCCCTGCTGTCGGCGCGCAGGGCAGCAATGACCCACAGCGTCATCTGCTCATAGCGGATGCCATAGCGATCGCCCTGCTCACGAATTGTGATCGTGCGGCCGGTCTTTTGCTGCTGGGTCACCGGCACCGGCTCAAAGACCACCCTATGCAGCGGCTCACCGGTCTCCGGGTCAATTTCGCCCGTCGGCCTGTAAACCGGCTGGGTCTGGATGGTCTCGACGGGCGCGGTCTCGTCCTCGACCAGGCGCGACCATTCGTCATGGCAGCACCAGGCGTAGCGACGCCAGTCCAGACCATGCTTGTCGAACAGCTCGAAGACGCGCTGGGCGCGCGGGCCGTAGTGCAGGCGCGCGCCTTCGGTGCCCTTGACAGCGATCGCGTCATGGTACTGGAAGATCCCGAACTCATCGGCGATCTCACGCGCAACGGCCAGCTCTTCCTCGCTCAGCTCGCTGCGCCATGCCTTATCGCGCTCGTCGGAGGTGACGGTCGGGCTGGTGCCGAGGAAAATTCCCGATACGCGGTTGCCCGCCGCGCCGATCGGCAAGGTGTTGTCCGAGGCCGGGCGATAGGTGCCGCCGCCCTCAAACACCCAGCGCGGCGTGTTCGTCGTCGAGATCGTGATCGACTTGTTGCCGAAGGTGTTCAGCTTCAGCGTGCAGCTGGGCTCGATCTCCATGGCGACCTCTTCATTGGTCGCGAAGATATAGCCTCGCTTGGTGTCGCCAGTGAGGAACGCCAGAAGCGCCCCTTCAACGCCATTGATCTGCATCGTCGTGCGGTTGGGTGCATTATAGACGGGTGCCGTGCCTCCCCCGAAAATTGTGTTGTTTCCCCCGTCCCACAGGACACGCAGAGCACCGCCGGCCACGATGCCAAAGGCATTGGCGTATATCCTGTCGAAGCCAGTGTCCTCGTCACCGATGAAGCGGCCCGCAGGCGTCGTCAGAGTGCCGACAGGAAAGCGACCCGAACCGATATTATCGCGGACGCTCTCGAACGATCCGCGGAACGCCTGGATCGACGTGAGCAGCTCGACATCCCGCGCTGTCGTGGGCTTGATCGTATAGGCATGCCCGGCAGATGTCGCCGCAAGATAGGGTTCGGCTATCTCGAGCTGGTTGGCGGACAGGATAGCGGTGATCTCGACGAACTCCCTGCTCGGGAGGCGCAACGCGTCGCCAGGCTGAATGCCCGCCTCGATCCAGTTGAGGCCAGCACCGCTGCCGGTCACGATCGTTTGGCCGTTGGTATAGGCAACGGTGCCCGTCTTGTACCAGGTGCTCATGATGTTCTCCTCATGGTAAGGGGTTGCCGCCGCCAGGCGGATTGGGGTTGAAGCCACCGCCAGGATCGCCACTGCCAGGACCGCCACCGTCTCCCACGACGATGCTCGATGATTGCAGATTGACGCGGCTGAGTTCCTCCGCCTGGGCGAAGCGGAAGGCGGCGCTGACCGTCACGTTGGGCTCGGTGGATTTCTTGAACTGGAACGACCAGGTCGTGGCTCGACCGGCATCGACGCTGTCGATGATCGGGACGCAAACCGGCGTGCCCTCATCCTGGATGTGCAGCTCCGCACCGCCTGTGCCGCCATAGAGGACGGTTCCGTCGTCCCGCACGATCCGAATGTTGATCTTGGTGTTCTGGTCGACGATGTCCTTCATCAGCGCAGAGAACATCAGCTTTATCGGGCGGCCATGAACCGATGTCAGTCCGACGGACAGCACCTCGACCCAGTTCGTGCCGTTGGTATTGATGGCGCCATCATTATAGGCGTGCGCTGCCTCGCCCATGGCAGAGCCTGTGAATTTGCTGGCATCGACGACGCCAGCCTTGATCTTGTCGACCTCGACGTTGCGCATCACGACGCCGTCCTCGGTCGCCTCGAAGTAGATGAACCCGCTCACAGGATCGCGCATCGTCACCTTGGTGACGTTGAAATCCAGGTCGAGGCGCTCCAGGGTGCTGAGCAGTACCAGTCCCCCAACCAGACCGTTATTGTCGACCTCGACACCCCATTTACCCAGAATGCCGTCGACGATCTGAGCATATTCAAGGATCGTCGTTTCGTTGTCGCCGACGCGCCCGGTCAGCGTGGTCACCGCCTCCACGATCAGCCGATCGGCTTCCTGAAGGATCTGGCGGAGATCGTTGATCGCTGCGCTGATCGCGATCGGGCGGGCGACGACCTCGGCCGCGAGCCCGTCGGAAACATCGCCGATCAGGTCGACAGCTGTATCGATATCGCCCTCAAGGCCGTCGACTCGCCCGATGGTGTTGGAGTCGACCGCCTCCAGGTCGCCGCGCGTGTTCGAAACAAGCGTCTCAAGGTTCTGGCGCGTCGTGTTGATCGTCTGGGTCACGTTCAGCGAGAGCGTATTGATGCTCTGCACCAAGGTGCCGTTATTGTCCGAAACGATCCGGTCGAGTTCGCGGATATCGGCGACCAGGCCGCCCAGCTGCAGCCCCAGCGCCACGATGCGCTGCACCAGGCTGCGTTCCTTTTCTCCCAGAGTGGCAAATGCCTCGTCGCGCACGAAGCCGATCTGCTGGTTGAAATCACGCGCGCGCTGGTCGTTGGAAAGCACGCCCTTCAAAACATCGCGGATGAACGCGTCTGCATTGCGGTCGCCGCCTCGCTGGACCGTGGCCTGGCGGCTGAACCCGGCCAGCAAAGCCCCGTCGCGCTCCACGCTCGCCTGCTCGACCTCTTCGACCCGCGCGCCGAGCTCTTCCAGATCCTCGCCCTGGCCACCGAGCGTCGATTCGACAGTTTCGAAGCGCTGCGCGGTTGCCTGACGGTCGTTGGCTACGGCTTGGTCGAGATCCTCGATCAGGCCGCTCAACGTTCCGAGCTGACCGGTAAAGGTCGAATTGAGCGTGGTCAGCTGCTGGGTGACGACGCGCAGGTCATCGGCCAGCGACTGTGTCTCGCTGAGAAACCGGCCCTCGGCCTGGCCGATGCGGACGCCGAGCTGCTGGGACAGGAAAGCCATCGCCGAGCCGTTGTCGTTTATCCGCGCGCCCATCTCGTTGCGCGCGTCGGCAATCGCGGCGATCAGCTCGCGTTTCTGTGCATCGCCCGTCAGGAGCGCCTTCAGGTCGCGGCGCGCATTGGCCCGCAGCTCCAGGTCGACCAGGCGGGAGGCCGATACCGACTGGCGGATCACGGATGCCGATGGAATGGCCTCGATCTTCTGCTCGGCGGTGGAGACGCGATCGTCCAGCGCGCCGAAGGTCGTGTTATCGACCTTCTGCGTAATCTGCCCCTCAAGCGCGCTGACCTTGTTCTCGGCCGTCGTCACCCTGCCGCCCAGCTGGGAAAGCTCGATGGCAGATGCCTTGGTGATGATCTGCGCCTGGATCGCTTCGATCGCCTGCTCTGCGGTGTTCTGCCGGAAGAACAGGAACTCGAGGTCGGCAACCTGCTCGGGCGCGATGACCGCCAGCGCAACCTGCTCCTGGACGAAGAACTCGACGAAGGTGACACTGGCTTTCAGGTTGATGCTGGCCAGCGCGCTGTTGAGCGTCACCTCGGCCTGAGAGATGCGCTGGCGCGCCTCCTCGATCGCGTGCAACCTGATCTTGCCCGTTACCGGATCAACATAGATGCCGGCATCGCGCAGCACTTCCTGGAAGCGCGATGCGCTCAGCATTGCCTCTTGCGCGGCCTTGGCGATCGCGACCAGGTCGCGTTCGGCCTTGCGAAGCGCAGTGTCGCGCGCAGCGCCCAGGCCGTCTGTCGTCACCTTGCCCAGGACGACTGGCTCTGCTTCCGGCATCAGCTCGACTGTCAGCTCGCCGGCACGGCTCAGCCCAAGCGCCGTGTTGAGCAGCTGGCCCGGCGGCCGGATATTGCCATCGCTGTCGCGAATATATCCCGGATAGGTGTCGTCCGGATCATAGCTGCTCGGGTCGGGGATGACCGCGCCTGCAGTGGCATTCGGCTCATAGGGCCTGATCGAGTCGAACAGGACGCCGTCGTCAAGGCGGATGCTCTCAGCAATCTCGCTTTCGCTGTGCCGACGGTTGTTCGCCTGGAAGCCGACGCGGCGGCGATAGTGCGGCGACCATGCCCGTTCACGGGCGATGAACTGCCCTTGCAACGGCTCTGCATCGACATGGTCGAAGCTCCACGGCAGAAGCCGGATGATGCCTTCGGGCGCTGCGACCCAGACCAATGAAGATCCGAGCGTAAGCCGATCGATCAGCTGTGCACCGGTGGTGTTTTCGTCGGTGACATGGATCCCCGCAGCTGCAGGGCGCAAGACGTTAGCAGCCAGGCGATCGGCAACGGCAGGGCCTTCGAAGCGTGCGGAGATGGCGTCGATCAACGAGGCGACGGCCATGGAATTGCCGGTGCCGGGCGTGCCGATAAAATCGGCAGTCAAAGGCCCGCTGGGTTCGGTCCACCATTTGGCGCAGGCGATCGAAGGCGCGACGACACCGCCGCCCTGGGCGGGCGTGCTGGCCTGCAGCGCCGCATATGTCGCAGCGATGCTGCCCTGCCAGCCCAACACGGTAAACGGCCCCGCGCGGCCCTTGTCGCGCAGCACAAGGAAGCCGGTCAGCGGAAAAGCCGGGTCGCCGAACTCGTAGATGCTGTTCGCCGGGTCGAGCAGGCGACCCTCGACATTGAACACATAGCCCCAGCTGCGCCGCTTCGTCCGCCCCTCGGCTTCCGCGCCACCCTCTATGCCACCATTGCCCGCAAAGCGCGCGGTGCACACCGGCTTGTCCAAACGGGTGGAAAGATCGGCGATCGTGAAGGTGAACACGCCATCGGCGATCGCATCGCTGACCACCGTGCCCGTGAACAGGCGAGAGAAGCTTCTGGCGCTCTCAGGGCCAGCATCGATCGTGATCTCCGCATCCTTCCAGAAATAGCCCGCTAGGCTGTCGAACAGCTCTGCCTCTGCAGGGGCGATCTGGATGCGGCTGGCCTGAGGGATGGTCTGCCCTGTAAAGCCGTCGCGACCAAAGCCGATGCGCGCGGCAAAGCGCGGCGGTGCTACCAGCCCGGCCTTGTAGTGCTGGCCGTTGTCCTCGCGATAATAGCTGCGCTCGCGCGCACCACCAGCAAAGCGCAACGTCGCCAGACCCGCCGAGGACGGGTCGCGCGGACGAAGCTCGACCCAATGGACCCGGCTCATTTCAGGTTCACCGATCGCGCGAGCGGCCCAAGGTCGATCCCCGTATTGCCCCCGCCGCCGCCTGCGATATTGAGACCGTCTAGCGTGATGAGGTTGCGGATGCCGGCATTGATCTCGGCGAGGATGTCGTTCTGCTCGTTGCTGAGCTGGTTCGCCGTCGCGAGCTGCCGGTTGGTTTCGGCAGCGGCCTCCTGGGTGCCGCGGATCCGGTCATTCTCCAGCTGGATGATGCGCTCGGCGCTGGCGATCGCCTGGGCGCGATCGGATGCATATTCGCTGCCTGCAGTGCCATAGGCATCGCGCGACAGCTGGATCAGGCGGCGGTTCAGGTCGGCCAGGCGATCGGCAGCACCATCGATGCCCTTGGCGGCATCGGCCTCGGCCTTGCTGATCTCCTCGAGTAGGCGCTGGCGACGCTCGGACAAGGTGCCCTCGGCCAGATCGCCGAACACCAGGTCGTTGAGCAGATCCTGCAATGCGCCGACGCGATCCTCCAGGATGCTCTCGATCAGCTTGGACCGTTCCTCGGCGTTGATCCGCTCGATCTCGAGAATGTCGAAGCCGTAGTCGCGCGCGATGCGCAGGCGCTCGTCGGCCTGGCGATCGAAGTCGCGCACTTCCTTCCGGATCTTCCCGCCGATGCCGTCGAGCAGCTCTTCGACGTCGCGGACCTTCAGCGCTTCCTTTATCGCCTTGTCGACGTCCGGGTTGGAGTTGAGCGCCTTCTGGATAGCCGCTGACAGGCCCTTGATCGCTCCGTCGCTGATCGCATCGCGCAGTGCGAACGCAACCGCCGCTTCCTCGTCCTGGCCAAAATCGACCGCGCCGCGCTTCGTCTTGGTCTTACCCGAACCGGTGGTGTCGACCCGGAAATTCTTGCCCCGCTGGCCGATTGAAACAGCAAAGCTGCCGATCTCGGCGTCGAACTCCTCAGCGATCTGGCGCAGGCGCTGCTGTACGCTGCCTGCCAGGCCGAGCGATGCCTGGATGCGTTGCTGGTCGTTTCCGCGCGAAGTCGCGTCGCCGTCAACGCTGGTGATGGTCGCGGATCCGCGCTTGGTCGGCTTCAGCGCCTGGCCGATCAGGCCACCCGCGATCGAGCCGATAATGTCAGCCCCAGGTATGGGGATGGCCGACCCGATCGCCCCGCCGATGGCAGCGCCGGACTTTGAATTGCCGATGCCCAGCGCATCCATGATTTGTGATGTCCGGAAACCTGCAACGGCACCGCCGAACATCCCTCCAGCACCATCTGCGCCGCCCAGCACCTTCTTGAGGTTATCGGGCAGACCTTCGATCGACTTCAGGCCACCGAGAATTGCACCGATATCGCCGCCCTGTGCACGACCGGCTACTGCGCCGCCAAATACACCGGCAATGCCGTTGACCAGCTTGGTGCCGATCAGGCCTTCCAGTGGCTTGAGCCATGATTTGCCGATTTCGGTGCCGGTTTCCTTGATGAAGCGGAACGTCTTGAGATCCAGGCTGACTTCGACCGGCCCTTTGCCCTCCTTGCGGCCCATGACGCCGATTGTTCCGTCAGGCAGTACCTGGCCCAGCTCGCCGCCCGAGGAAGGTACTGCGTTGGGGACGTTTGTCACCAAGCCGGGGTTGGCGATCCGTTGAGCCGCCTGGTTGATCCGCTCCGCTGCCGCGTCCATCGCATCGGCAAGTTCGGATGCTTTTGGCCCAGGCTTTCCCAGGTCCTCGACCAGCTTGTCAGTCTGCGTTTTCAGGCTGTCACGTCCGGACGCCAGATCCTCGAGCTTGCGCAAGGCATCCCCGAACAGCTGCTCAGTCAGCAACCGACCCTGCAACTGCCTGAAGTTTTGCTCCATGGACTTCAGGAAGTCCCTGGCGCTGCCACCTGACAGCAAATCCTCCAACGCGGCGCGAGTGTCATCGATCGACGCGTTGTAGATCGAAAGCTGGCGGCCGCGAGCTTCGATCATCCTTCCCAGTTCGCGCTCGGCCTCGACCTGGGCCAGCACGGCCAGGCGCTGTTCTTCGGCTAGATCGCCATTGCGCGCCTGATACTGCTCGATCCGCTGCAGCGCCTCCGCCTCGGCCTCGCGGCCCTGCAGGACCAGCATCATCTGCTCGAGCTGGCGATCGCCAGCCTCTTCCATCTCGCGGAACGGGCGCAGCAGCGCATCCTCGACCGCGCCGCGTGCATCCTTGATCGCGGCGGTCAGCTCCTTGACCTTGTCGGGCTGATCCTGCAGCCGCTTTTCGACATCCTTCTGGATGTCGTCCAGCTCACGGCTCGCCTTTGCCGCCTGGTCGAGCAGACGCGGCTGTTCGTTGAACTGCTCGTTGATCCGCTGGACGCGTTCCTCGGCGGCGTCCGTGAAATCGAGCAAGCGCTGCGCCTCGCGCGCGGCCTTGTCGGCAGAGGTGTCCTTCGGTGGCTTTCGACCCCCGGAGCCATCACGGCGAAATACGGGTGAGAGATCACCAGTGTTGAGCGACTTATCCAGCTCGGCAGCCAAGGCCTCCTTGGCATCGGCAGACAAACTGTCGATCACCGCTTGGCGGAACTGGTTGGCCGTGATCTCAAGGCCTGTGAAATCAGCTCCCTCACTGCTTTTCAGAACGCGGTCCAGAGCCTTGCGGCGAGCCTCTGGGTCGGACAGGTCTCTGGCACGCTCAAAGTCCCGCGTGAGGCGTGCGCCTGTTTGATTATAGGCAGCATCCCGTTCGGAAACGAACCCGCCAGCAGCGGCGATGCTCAAACCTCCACGGCGAAGAACACCCAGGATCGTTTGATCCCCGGCATTCCCAAACGTGTCCTGCGCGCTCGTCCGCTGCTGCATTGCTTCGGCGCGCAGGTTGATCGCCGTGAGGCGTGCATTGAGAAGCAGCAACTCGTTTTGCCGTTCTAGCTTGCCGCTGGTCAGATCAAACATCTTGCCGAGCACGGATTGCGCCTCGGCCAATCCATCCGCTCCCGCAGTTGCGCGATCCTGCGCCTCAGCATTGTCCGACAGGCTGGAGGTTACCAATCCAATGATCGTGACCGCGCCGAGGATCGCCGCACCATAGGGGCCGGACAGGAACGTCATGAACCGCGTGAACCTGCTCTGCGTGCCCTGCTGGGTGTCGCCCATGAGGGCGAGCGCGCTGGTCACCTGGCCGCCCTGCTGCGCCAGGATCACCAGCGGATTGATGCCCAGAGCAAACTGCTGGAACACGTCCTGCACCTGAAAGCCCAGCTGCTGATAGGCGGCGCGCTGTCGGCCAGCGGCAGCGGTATTGGCGATCTTGGCGCGGGTGGCCTCATCCTGCGCCGCAGCTTCGCCGCGCACGGCCTGAGCAGCCTCTCGCTGGGCGCTGGACATAGTGTTGGTGGCAGATGTCAGCGCCGCCGCGCCGGTGGCAGCTTCGCGGTTGGCATCGCCGACCTGTTTGACGGCTTCCGAGGCCTGGCGCAGATCCGCCTGGGCGCTGCCCTTGTCGACCTCGATCCTGGCGCGAACTACGAGAGTCATCGTGCAGCCTTCCGGGCGATCTGGTCGAGCGCGGCCTGTTCCATCATGCGCAGGTCCAGGAACCGCGCAGGATCGAGCGCAATGCCCAGCATCTGCGCGGTCGGCGGGATCACGCCATAATCAAGGCCCAGGCACATGCCGGTCATCGCATGCCGCCGCCATTGCGTGCCGAGCGCGAGGAAGAGCTGCGCCGTTTCGGCTTCGTCTGGCAGCAGCTGAATTTCATCCTTCTCTTCCTTGCGCTTCATCCAGGCGGGCAGCTTGGCATTGGCGGTCGCCGCATCATCGGCCATCACAGCGCCACCGCGACCGCCCGCCCAGCGCGCCGCCAGCGCCTTCAGTTTCCCGCGCGCGTCGCCTTTTCGCCCAACGAGCAGCTGCGATAGGCTTCCAGCACGGCCATGAATGCGCCGGGCACTTTCATCACCTGGACGAGGTTGCTCCGGTTGAATGCCAGCTTGTCACCGTCTTTCTCGGCCTCGACATCCTTCCAGTCTGTGGCGAGCTGCTCGACGAATTCTGCATAAGTTTCCGACAGCGGTTTTTCGCCAGCATCGCTCGCCGTCATCGCGGGAGCGCTGGCCAGCAGCTCCCGGTTGCCGTCGACGTCGCGGACGCGGAACTTGAGGCTGAAGCTCTGCTCTTCGACATCGCCGTCATCGGCGGGAATGGCGACCGTCACCGGCCACCAGACCAGGCGTTCCTTGACTAGCTTGAACATCGTGTTTCTCCTGTTGCTTCGCTGTGGGGTTTGGGGGTGAGCAGCGAGCCACTCACCCCCGTGCGACCCGATCAGGCTGGTCGCCTTGGGCTCGGGGGTTATTTCGCGGTGATGACCAGGTCGTCGGCTCCGCCGTCCGTGGTGAACAGCAGATCCATGTTGAACATCAGGATGTCGTCCTCGGCAGACTCGGTGATGTTGGTGACCTGAACCTTGGTAGCGCTGAGCTCGAGGATGTTGCCGGCGGCGGTCCCATGGGTCAGCGTGATCGGAATGAGCGCGCCGTCATCGAGCGAGGCAAGATAATCCTTGGTCGCCGAGGACGGAGCCTCGATCATCAGCCTGCCACTGGCACTGTGGTTGCCGCGCCGAACATAGCGCGCACCGATCAGGTTGCGCAGGTTCACCGAGACGCCGGCATCGATCGTGAGCGATCGCGTGACGGCAGCAAAACCGTCCAGCAGCAGGATCGTGTTGGCGTTGTTGACCTCGAGCGGCTCCTGCCAGTCGGTAAAGTCTGCACCCGTCGGAGCGGATACGACGCGGGCGCTGGCTGCAGGAACCAGACCGGTGAACTGCAGGTTCGCAAAGGGAACCTGGCCTGCCGTGAAATCCAGTGAATAGGTTCCGCGTGCGCCGATCATCTTGCGCTGCTGGTTCTCGACCCAGCTATACTCGCTGAGCGATCCAGGCACTGCGCCCGCTGCCGCGAACTTCTGGGTGGCAGACGTGGTGGCGACCAGCACCGGGGCTGCCATGCCGCACGCCGCGAGCAGCTTCATCCAGGGCGGCGCGGTGCCCGCCGTGCCGCTGCCTGCCAGCTCGACCTCATAGGACGAGCGCATGCGCTTGTTCGTCGGCTTGCCCTTGGTCGCACCATAGGCCCGGTTGTCCAGGTTGCGCTGCAGCTGGTCGACCTCGAGCGGCACGATCGAATAGTTGCGGGTCATGATCGCATCGTCGGCCAGGGTCGGAACGATGTCGGTGCCGTAAACGGCTTCGGGCTTGGCTGCGACGACGCGGCGGACATCAACCATAAATCTTCTCCATCACCTCGGCGGCACGCTCGCCGTCGCGAAAATCCCACTCGCCCGGCTCCAGCGCGGGGTCGGGCACTTGCATCTGCGCCAGAACCGCTGCACGCGCCGGACCGTTGACAGGCAGACCGAACCGGTCCAGTTCCAGGCCATATGCATTGCGAACCGGGTTGCTCGTGGGGGTGAGCCCGCTCACTGGCTCAGGCGCGGCATTGCCTTCGGCTTCCTCACCTCCCTGCGCGGCGGGGGCCTCCTGCGGAGCGGGATTTTCGGCGGCGGCATTGGTGCTGTCATCGACAACAGCCTTTCGAGGGGCTTTCATCAGATCTTCCTTTCGGTGCGAGATGTTCGAAACTGGACAGCCCAGGCGATGACCTGGCCGTCGGAAAGCAGCAGCGCGCCGCCATCATAATGGCACTCGCCATTGGCCTCGGGATGCTTCCAGCCCAGCAGCGCGCCGGTGATTGCATCGGCATGCGCCTTCAGATCTTCGCGGACCTTGTCCTGGTTGCGCGCCTGGGCTGACAGAACGACCACAACCTGAAAGCGGACATCGACCCGCTGGTGGATCGTGCTGGTCCTCTCGTTCTGGCTGGCCGTTTCGCGGGTCGGGATCACATACCAGGCGGGCAGCACCGTCGGCGCGCTGCGCAGCGAGGCGAACTCGATCGCGCCGTCGACGTGCTTGGCCACGCGCAGCGGCTTGAGCTGGTCGACAATGGGCTGCAGCGCGATCATGGCTCACCCCCTGCATCGCCGTTGAAGGCGGCTTTCAGATGATCGGTCAGGATCTCGACCGCATTGGCCTTGTCGCTCTCTGATGCACCGATGAATTGGCGCTTGGGGATCACGATCTGGGCGAACGCGCCAAATGGGGTCCGCAACGCCTTGCCCGTTTTCGGCCTGACTACGCCGCCCTCATTGTGGATCCGGGCATATTCTTCTGGTCCACCGGTTGCCTCAACGCCAACCTCTGCAAAGGTCTCGCCATGGTCAGGCCGTATGGCATCAACCATGTCACCTGATTTGAACAACAGTGAACCGGTGGTGCCATCGCTGCGCGGCTTCCAAGGCACGCCTAGCGGATCAACTTGCTGCCGAAATCTGTCCAGCGTGGCGACATACCATTCCCCCGAGATCTTGTTCATCGGCGCACTCAGGTCGCCGACGGCATCGATCGCCCGCTGCAGCGCCGGCGTGAGCTGATCGAACAGGTCGATGCTGACACCGCTCATCGCACATAGCCCTTGAGCCGGTCGGGATAGACAGGGCGACCCGGCGCGATCAGCACGGGGTCCGAACTGGTCGACGGGGCCATGGCAATGCCCAGCTTGATCTTGCCGTTGCCGATCGCCTCCAGGTTGCGCATCGCGATCTTCTGCGCGTCCTCGACATTCTTCGGCAGCTCGCGGCGATACAGCCGGGCATGCGCAATGTCGGCGATCGCCATCTCGACCAGCTGCGGCACGCTGGGCAGCGGCAGCGTATATCGATCGGCCAGATACGCCTCGGCCTGCGCTTGGGCATCGGCCAGTGCGCCGATCAGCATCTTGCGATCGATGCGCCCGTCGCCGGCATCGGTGAGCAGGATGATCTCTTCCAGTCCGAACCGATCGACAAAGGCTTCGATCGACAGCATCGGCGCGCCGCCGCCCGGCATGGTCCAACTGCCGTCCAGCACGGCCAGCTCGATCTGGGTGTCGCGATCGCCGCCAACGGTGCCGAGCAGCGCGGTGATGAGATAGAGCTCGCCGTCGCTGCCACCACCGATCGACAGGCTGGCGCGGCCAGCAGTAACCGCGTCGTCCAGGTCGAGCGGCGCGGATCCGCTGACCAGCCCGCGCGCTTCGCTGTTGACGCTGATCACGCTGAGGGCAGGCCCCAGATCCTCGACCAGCGTCTCCTGCGGGCTCTTGAGGCGGCGGATGACGCTCATGCCGCCCACCAAATGTCGAGCGCCCAAAACACGCCCGACAGAACGGACAGGGTGACTGATAGCAAACAGCCGCCGCCGCAGATGACGATCAACCGCTCTTCGCGCCGGGTGTCTTGTTGCGCCTGCAGGTTGTCCAGCACGACGAGCCAACAGAATGGCACGGCCGCCGCGAACGCAACGACTGATGCGCAAATTGCGAGCAGGATCGCCAGCTCCTGCATTACGCGGCCTTCGCGGCTTCGGCCATGACGATGAATGCGGCAACCTGGTCCGCATCGTCGCGATCGACGCTGTTAGCCAGAAGCTGCTGGATGTCCGGCTTCTTGGTGGCAGTGCCCAGATCGAGCTGAGCCGCAACCGCGAGCGCCTTAAGCTGCTTCACGCTGAGCTGGGCGAGTGCAGCATCGATCGGATCGGAGCCATCGGTGGCGACGGCATCATCCGGCGCAGGCTCGAGCGCGCCGAGCGCGACCAGCTCGATCGCATCGTCTTCGTCCAGCTCGATGACAGAACCAGGCAGATCTTCGCCCTTGGGTTCGCGGCCGAGCAGGCGGGTAAGAACGGTGTAGAGGGGCATGACTTTCTCCAGAAAATCGGAAGGGAGAAAACGTAAGGGGCGGGTGAACAGGGAAGCCCGCCCCTCACGCCAGGCTGCACAACGGGATCAGAATGCGGCCTGGAACAGGTAGCCGGCATCGGCGCCGACCAGCTCGGCCGAGAACTCGTCGAGCACGGCGTTCTTCCAGCTGCGGATATCGCTGTCCCATTCGACGGCTTCGACCAGCGGGTGATTGGCCAGCTGATAGGTATAGCCGTAGCTCGGCAGCGGCATGGCGCGCATGCCTTCGGGCGGGACATAGGCCATGATGACGTCGCCGCCCCAGACGTCGACGGTGGTGGTATCGTCGGTGTCGTAGATCGCATCGCCAGACACGACATTCTCGATGTCAAAATACGACTGCAGCATCGGGATCGTGATGGCGGAGCTGTTGGTGTGCTTGAAATGCTCGAGCAGCTTGGGATGCTTCTGCAGCGAGCTGGTCACCTTGCCGCCCAACACCAGCGTGTTCGGGCGACGACCGATGCGGCTGCGGATCACTTCCTTGCCGTCGAACACCTGGGTCTTCGGGTCACTGTCCGGACTCGACCACTTGTTGGTTCCGCTGAGCGCGATCTTGTTGGTCGAGGCATAGCTGGCGGCATTGCGCGCCACCTGAGCCTGCTGGATTTCCTTCTCCAGCGAAATCACCGCCAGGACGGTATCCACGCCCGTCTGCTGCAGGTTGATGCCGGGAATTTCGTTTGCCTCTTCCTGGTGCTCGATCGGGATCACGCTGGCCAGCGCTTCCTGGTGAAGGTTCACGGGCTTACCCTCGTACCCGAATTCGAGCCGAGCAATCGGCGCGCCTGGCGCGCGGCGGGTGCGGCGGCGACGGAAGCTGGAGCGGTCGAATTCGATCCGCTTGGCCGCGCGCGTCGGCATGGTCACGGTGGGAAAAAGGAAGCGACCGATCATCTCGGCATTGGTGTAGCCGCGAGCGTGATTGGTCAGGATGGGATCGACAACGCGCGCCTGGGCAGCGTTCATCTGTTGGCCGATGGGCATGGACTGGGTCTCCGAAATGGTGGTTTTGCGCCGGTGGTGAAGGGTCAGCGGGCAGGCAGCGCGCGCCCGCCCGCTGGGGTTCGCGAATTACGGGGTGAGAAACATCTCGATGATCTTGCCGTCGCCGGACGCGGCCTCGAGCGCGTAGCCCAGGATCTCGCCACTGCCGCCCTGGGCGATGGCCTTGCCGTTGGCATCGGACTTGATCGGACCACCGACTGCGATCGCGCCACCGGCCTCCACCTTGGTGGTGCCCAGCGCGTTGACGGCAACCGCATCGCCAGCTGCGACGGCATATTGCGCGACGCCGAACGCCTTTGCGCCTGCGCCGCACACGGCCCCGGCAAAGGTGACGAAGCGATTGGCGGCCAGCGCGGCGGCAGCGATGACCGTCGGGGAGAAGATCGGGGTACTCTGCATCGGGGTTTCCTTCAGGTTGAAATGGGGTTGAAAGCGGGCTGCGCGCCGATCAGGCAGCGCAGCCCTGCGGCGGCATCAGCGCGCGAAGGTCAGACCTGGGCCTGGCGAACAGCGTCCATCCAGGCCATGTCGGGCTTATCGGCCTGGATGGCCTTGGCGCGGGCGAAGAGCTCGGCCTGGCCAGGATCGACCGAATAACCCGGAGGCGCAGCGAAACTGGCGACCTTGGCCTTGGGGTCACCGCCCTTCGGGGCCAGCTCGGCAAAGCTGACCAGCGGCTTTGCGCCGCCCAACAGCTTCTTGAGCGCGGCGGCGGGCGGCATCTTGTCCGCATCGGCCTCGCCGAAACTCACCGGCTCGACCTTCTCGCCCAGCTGGTCGAGCACGCCGACGAGCAGGCTCTTGCCTGCCGGGGCCAGCGTGCCCTTGGACACCATGTCTTCGGCAAAGCTGACATGGTCGGCATGACGGGCATCTGCAGCGGCCTTGGCGGCAGCTTCTTCGCGCGCCTTGATGGCGGCCTCGCGTTCGTCCAGCGCGCGCTGGCGCTCGGCGAAATCGGCGGTCTGGTCGTCGGTTTTGGTCGTCACGGTGGACTTCTCCTGGCTGTGTTCGGGTTCGGGGGTTTCGTGCAGGGCAAAGCTGACCAGGCCGTCAGCGCCGCCCTCGGCGAGCGAGACGGTGCCGAGGCCCTTCAGGGCGGGCGCGGCGGCACCGAGGAAGCCGATATGCTTCAGGTACCACTTGCCGGGCTTGGGATTGCCGTGGTGCGTGGGCGGGTAAAATGAGGCGCTGACCTTGCGGTACCGACCTGCATTGACGGCCTCTGCAAATTCGGGCGCGACCTTGTCGACCTCTGCGATCAGCTGATCGCCTTCGAGGCGCAGGCCGGTTGCCCAGCCATAGGCGGGATGATCGGTTTTGGGGTGGCCGATGACCAGCGGTGCGGGGTCGCCTTCCGCGTCATAGGCGGCAGCGGCCTGCACCAGGTCGTCACGCGAAAAGCTGTGGCGGCTCCCGTCGACCGACGTGAAGCTGCCCGGCTTGAAGATGCGGATAGTGCCCGCGCCGCTGCTGAAGGAAATTGCCTGATCCATGGACCATGGCTTAGGCCGGGTCTGCAGCGGCCATCGGGGTAAGCTGGCTTACCCGGCTCCAGAATGAGCAGGCAGCTATCGTCTGGCCCGGATCAGGCGAAAAGGCAAGCGCGATGCATGGGGCCATCTCTCCTGGTCGGACTTCCACAGGAGACGAAAATGGCTTTTGACACGATAGCTTATGTCGGCCCCGCCAAGTCGACGGTCACCCTGCCAAACGATGGTGTCTTGGTCCAGGCGCGCAAGCTTGGCACCAGGGGCGGCAAGATCGCTCGCTACATCACCATCAAGATCGGCGCTGGCCTCGCCACCAAGCTTGCAATGCACCGCGATCGCCACCCCATGGCGGTGCAGCTTGGCCGCGACAACGATGCTGGCAAGATCGCCCTGGCCCTCGATATACAGGGCCAGTTCATTGCGACCAAAGCAAAGAAGGGCGGCAGCTACACCCTGACCATCAACGAACTCAGCGCCACCGGCAAGTTCGCGTTGGAGTTCGACGCCTTCACCAGGGACAATGTCGAAGTGCTGAAGATGCAGAGCGGTGCGAGCTTCTGCGCATTCCTCGCGACCGCTGGCATGCTGGCTGTGGAAGGCTGAGCGATGGACGACCATCGTAACGCCGGCAAGGAGGCCGGAGCGGCTGGCGATCCAAGTTCAGCCGCAAAGCAGGACCTGATGGACTTGATTCAGGCCAGCTATGAGGAGGGCGTCCGATTGCGCACACGCATGCTCGCACTCATTGAAACCAGCAGCCTTTCAAATGACGAGATCGAGCATAGGGCTGCATCGATGACTGAGCTAGTGGGCAGGATCCGGCGCAGCCAAGCACGCAAACTCAGAATGCTCGCAATCCAGCTGTCATTTGCCGGCCTTGCCATTGGCGCCCTGGGCTACGCAATCGGGGCGACCCGTCTACTGCTTGATGCGAGGTGCTTGCCATGACGCGAATCCCGGAGGCCGCAGCACAGACCGAAACCACCGGCGGGGAAGTGTTGTGCTCTGAGGTGAAAGCCTTCGCGATCCTGATGGAGCCGGATCGGAAAGCCACCCGAAATGCACAAGCCCTGGTTCATGAAGCTTCGATGCCGTGGCGCCGATATTGCTGTCAGGCTTGAGGCACACGCAGCAGACTTCGCCGCGATGGCCTACGATGGAGTGATTAACGCCCCTGTGGGCACACGCCTGAAAGTCGGACTGTGGGAATATGTCCTCACTGATGGCAAGGGCTATGCCATCGCCGAGCCGAGGTTTCGTTGCTTTGATGCACAGCTCGCGGAGGGATGACCGTTGTCGGAAGAAGCTGGGCGCAAGGGGGCTGAACCCGATCTAATTCGAGCTACCGCACGAATTCTGGAAAAGCCGCCGCCTGCACATCGGCGACTTTCAAGGGCAGATCGCATAGCGATTCAGCTGGTGCCCATTTGCCAGATCTGCCTTATCGCGATTGCGCGGGCAGAGCTGCGACCAGAACTGGTTATTGCCGCAATGGTAATCGCCGGCCTAGTGCCGATTGTGGCATTTTTCTGGTTCGAGACACGCCGAGCTCGCAAAACGAAACGCCACTAGCACTCTGCGATGCGCCCAGAGTGCGCTGTGCATTCTGTACAGCTATGGTGACGAGGTCTCGGCTACCCTTGCCTGGGTTGGGGCGGGAAAGGCGCTCTACGGGGCTTATAGCGGCTTTTTGGAAATGGTGGCAATTGCCGTCATGGCAGCACGCTCTTGGTGATCAGCGTCGTGCCAAGCGTTTCCAGGCTGCCCGATGATACCTCGCGCAACACCGTCAGGCAATCGAACCACTGCCCCTTGACCCTATTCTCAGCCATGAACCGGGTCACGAACTTGCGCGACCAGCGATCATCCAGGCTGCGCAGCTGGTTCGAGGTGAGAGTCGCGCTGCCGTTCCCGATGCTCTCCTGCGGGGAACCGAGCACGGTGCTGCAGGTGTAGCCGTCCTGATCAAAGATCGGCAGCAGATAGCCTGGCAGATCGTCTGTTGAATAGCTCGACACATTCAACGCACTGAGAGCACCAGACGATTTGGTGATCGAAACACACGAAAACTGATTGTCTTGCGGCCAACAGCGCATGGCGCTCCTGTGTTCCGTCATGCTTGAGCTGGACGAAACGACCGGCGACGCCGAGATGGCGAACTGGCTTCCGTCAGGCAGCAACTGCCATGCGATCCGCTCGACAGATGACCTTTCGGCGGTAGGCTCGCCCAGCAGCCCTTTCTCTCCGGCCTCGTAAAGCAACCATAGGGCCAGGGCGAGCGCGAGACCCGTCAGAAGGACCAGCCTGTTCCGTTGGGCGAAACTGGCCTCTTCTGGCGATCCCGAACCCATGTCCGCTTCGCCATCGGTCACAACATCTTTCCTGTCCAAACCACACGACCGATTACCTGGAATGCGTCGCGATCCGCCTTGTCCTCCAAATTGATGATGAACAGCTCATATGCCGGATTGTCGCTGATCGCAAAGACGCGGGTGGTCTGGAATTGCAGGCGCTTGATGAACAGGTCGTTGGCAACACGAACGGCGTAAATCCCGTCCCCAGTCTTCCGTGCCACGTCTATCATGACCCACTGACCGTCTGTAATCGTCGGCTCCATAGAGTCGCCGGAGGCCCTGACAAGCCGCAAGTCATCAACCTTCCCGAACTGCTCGCGCAGCCAAGCCTCAGGAAAAACCGCTGAAGCATCTCCGTCGCCAGCAAGCAAAGCTTCTGCACCCGGTCCGGCTGAGAAGGCAACATCATGCATTGGAATAGCAACGGGAGCTGCAACGAACACCTCGTAATCCTGCATGGTCGTCAGCTCATTAGCCCCGTTCAGAATCGTATCCAGGCTGATACCCAGCGCATTAGTTACAGCCAACAGCGTCGAAATCTTAGGCTCGGCACTTCCGCTAAGCAGCTTTTGCAGGGTCGGTTTTGGCAAACCCGCCGCCGCAGCCAGGTCCTCCTGACGACCGAATTTGCGAGCATGAGCAACGAGCCGTCGTCGCGCCGCATCATCCCAGGCGCTCAAATTTACCACAAATTATCTCCAATTAGGCTTGACGTCCTACGAGATACCATGCAAGGTGTAATTGCACATAAGGAATGGTATCTTGGATTGGCACGCGGAAGACTTAAAGGCTTTGATCCGGAAGAGAGGGTCAAACTTGTCTGCGATAGCTCGACGGAGTGGCCTGAAACCACAATCGATCGCGCATGCATTGTTTCGCCCTGATGCTCGTGCGGAGCAGGCTATCTCCGAATTTCTCAAGATCCCTGCTCACTCCATATGGCCCTCCCGTTACAATGCTGACGGCTCGCGCAAGCGCCCACAACCAAGACTGAACTACCGTCGTGGTGCGTGCTTCCAGAATGTCGGAGGCGCAGCGTGACTTACCGTTACCACAATGCGTCCACCGATCGCACCACATTTGTTCTATCCCAAGATGGCACGCGCCGCACGCCCGCCGATGACGGCTTTGTCATCCTGCCCCGGCATCGTGATGACCGCACCGGCAACATCCACTGGCGGCTGATCTGGCGCGATTTCGCGCATTTCCTGGGCGTCAGCGATGACGACATTCTGGACTATGACCCGCTCTGGCTGCGCGATCGCCTGTCCGCCACGGCTGAGGCCAAGGGCTATGATGGCCGTTGCGTCGGGGCATTGTGCTGGAGTCTGGTGCTCGATCGTCAGGATGCGCTCACCTATGCTGCTGCTCTGGGCTTTGACCCCATCCACCTGTGGCCGGGTCGCTGCGCCCGCTGGCCCAGGGAGCTGCAATATCTGCCGGTGCCGTCGCCAGCCGCGCCGTCGCCCACCTGGCCATCGCTGCCCGCGCGTTTGCGCGCCGGCCTGCTCGCTGCGCGCGCCGCCTTTTTGGCCGAGGTCCGGGGCGACTGATGAAGCGCCAGACACACCTCACTGCCCAGCAGATCGCTGACCTCAAGCTCGAAGGCATGCCGACATCGGCGCGCCGGGTGCGCAGCTGGGCGGAAGATCGTGGTTGGGAGTTTATCGCAAAGCCCGACAACCAGGGCGGTCGCCATTTCGCCATCTCGTCTCTGCCTGCCAGCGCCCAGGCTGATCTGAAGGCCCGCTGGGCGGGCCAGCGCAAGGCCGCGCCATCGGCCAGCAACACGCACGATGGCAAGGGTCGGTCGCTCGGCGATCGCGCCTGCAGGGCGCTTGCAGCCGCATTGCAGACCTTCGCCGATGAAATGTGGGGCGACGCATGAAGCGCCAGACACACCTCACTGCCCAGCAGATCGCTGACCTGAAGCTCGAAGGCATGCCGACATCGGCGCGCCGGGTGCTGGCATGGGCGGACAGATATCAGTGGGAGTATCAGCAGAAAGCACGTCAGCAAGGCGGCCGCCATTTCGCCATCTCGTCTCTGCCTGCTAGCGCCCAGGCTGATCTGAAGGCCCGCTGGGCGGGCCAGCGCAAGGCCCGGCCAACAGCCAGCAACACGCACGATGGCAAGGGTCGCCCCAGCTGGTGGGCCGCGCATCCGGAAGTGGCCGATGCGGTGCAGGCGTGCCTGGCTGTCCACAAATGGTCGGCCTCGGTCATCATGGAAATGCTGGCCACCGAGTTCGTGGAGCTGCCATCGGCGCGGTCGCTGCGCCGATTCATCGCAGCCTATGAGAAGGCCAACAAGCCGCTGCTCGCGTCGCTGCGCGATCCCGATGCGTTCAAGAACAAGTTCAGGGCATCGGTAGGCACGATGTCTGGCTCTGCGCTCTATGCGCATCATATGTGGGAGATCGATACGACTCCCGCCGATGTGATGACGACCGAAGGGCGCAAGGCTGTTTTGGGCATTGTCGATCGATATTCGCGTCGCGCCAGATTCATGGTCTGCAAGTCTGAAAGCGCGCAGAGCGTCCGCCGTTTCCTCATCGACACCATCCGCGCCTGGGGCGTCATGCCCACGATCATCTTCACCGATCAGGGCAGCGGCTTCATCAACAAGTCGATAAAGAGTGCGCTGGAGATCTTGGGGATCGATCTTCACGATCTGCCTCCAGCCCGTCCGGACCTCAAGCCGTTCGTTGAACGTGTCTTTGGCACGTTCACCCGTCAGCGCGCAGAAATCATGCCGGGCTATATCGGCCATAATGTTGCCGAGGCGCAGGTGCTGCGCGCCCGCGCGCGCAAGGCAACTGGCAAGCCCGTCATCGTCGCGCAAATGTCGGCGGACCAGCTGCAAGAGGCACTCGATAACTGGGCATCCGGCCCATATTACCAACGCAATCACAGCACCTTGAAAATGTCGCCCATGGCGAAGGAGCAAAGCTCCCGCCGCCTGGCCGCTAGGGCACCGGACGAACAGACCCTCACTAAGGCCCTGTCTGCCCTGGTCGGTCCGCGCATTGTCGGCAAGCGCGGCATTGCCTGGAACGGCGGCCGCTACTGGTCTGCGGAATGCGCGGCCTATATCGGCAGGTCCGTCGTCGTTCGCCGCGACGAGGAAGATCTGGGCGCGCTGTTCATCTTCGATGCAGAGGACAGGACGTTCATCGGCACGGCTGTCAACGTCCAGCGCTCGGGCCTCAGCGAACAGGAGTTCGCACGCCAGGCACGGGCTGACCAGGCGCAGCTGCTGAAGGTTCAGCGGGCCGAGCTGCTCGCCAAGCAACGTCGGTTCAAGCCGGAACAGGCGGCGCTCAACGTGCTGATGGCCGATGCCAAGGCTGCCGGCAAGCTCAGCACGCTACCGGTCGCGCGCAACGCCCGGAACGATGCTGCGGTCGCCGACCAGGCCAGGGCGGTGCCTGCCGAACCAAAGCGCACCCGCAAGGCCAGCACCAAAGGCCAGGCAGATGCCGCAGCAACCAGCTGGGCAGAAATGAACATCAGCCAGCGGGTCGCGCATGTCGATGCCCTGCTGGCCGCGCATGCCCGTGGTGAGGCTGTCGATGCTGAGGAAGTGGCATGGGCCAGAAGCTTCACCGAGAGCACCAGTTACCAGGCTGAGAAGATCATGATCGCGCATTTCGCGCCCCGGTCTGTCCAGCCTGCGCCCACCGATTTCACCAACACCGCCGCCGGGCAGATGTCCGGCAAGGCTGGCTGACCCTCAAGCAGGAGCAACACCATGAACCACAACGGGCAAAGTTTACTGGAAGCGGGGGGCGGCCTGATCTTGCCCGGAGGCAGTGAGCCGATCGAGGGTCGCCAGGCACCACTGACCAACATGCAGCTTGCGCTGCGCACGTTGATGGACTGCATGGCCGTGGGCCGTGACTCGCCGCGCCTTGGCATGCTCTACGGCTATTCGGGCTATGGCAAGTCCGTCGGCGCGGCCTTTGCCGCGGCGCGCACCAACGCCACCTATGTCTGCGCCAAATCGGTCTGGACCCAGCGCACCCTGCTCGAAGCCATCGCAACGTCGCTCGGCATCAACAAGCTGGCGCGCACCGCACCGAAGATCCTCGAACAGATCATCGAGCAGCTGACCATCTTTCCCCGCCCGCTGGTGATTGATGAGATGGACTTCCTGGTAAAGCGCCAGGCGGTCGAGATCATCCGCGACATCCACGACGCAACATCGATCGCCATCATGATGATCGGCGAAGAGGATCTTCCTGCCAAGCTGAAGGAATGGGAGCGGTTCGACAACCGCATCCGCGTGGCCACCGCCGCCCAGCCCGCCAGCGACGAAGATACGCTGGCCCTGCGCGATCATTACTGCCTCAGGGCCAAAATCGCCGACGATCTGGCGCTGCTGTTCAAACAGGCCTGTCGGGGCTGCACCCGGCGCATCGTCACCAACCTGATCGAGGCTGACACAATCGCTCGTGATGAGCGCCAGGCCAATCCCGACCGCGCCTGGTGGGGCAACCGTCCGATCATGACCGGCGATCTGCAGATCCGCCGCATCCAGGGAGGCCGCGCATGAACTTCCCCGCCACCATTCTGCCTGCGCCTGTCCAGCCCCTGGACAGCACGTGCGAACACACCGCGCGCGATGTGCTCTGGTCGCTGCTGCGCGTCGCTGCCGATCCCATGAGCATTGGCGATATCGTGCGCCGCTCCGGCTTTGATCCTGTCGTCGTGACGCGCTGGCTGCGCAAATGGCGGTCGTCTGGCCTACTGGTCCATGTTGGCCGCCAGTGCGAAATCAGCATGAACGGCTTCGCCCGGCGCTATGAAATCGCGCCTGAGGATGTGCCCATCAAGCCGCTGGGCCAGCGGTTCACCCCCGCCAACATGCGCCAGCGCATCTGGACGGCCGTGCGGGTGCTCAAGGTGTTCGAGCTGCCCATGCTGGTCCTCGCCGCAGAGACCAACACCTACAGCGCACTCAAATATCTAGGTGAGCTGGTTCGGGCAGGCTATCTGGAACGGATCGATCCGCCGGGCGCGCCACACCGCAAATACCGGATCGTTCTCGACACCGGCCCTCACCATCCATCGGTGAGCCGGGTGGTGATCGACGGCAGGCCCTACACCCGCATTATCGACCACAACAACAGCGCGCAGCTGCACCTTGCCCTTGGCCCTCGCGGTCGCCCGCCGGGCGGCACCCGCCCTGCTGCCTGCGCCTCTGCCTCCCCTTTTTTTGACCGGAAGGATTAACCATGTCTGGTAAGGTTACCGTCACCAATATCCAGCGCGCCACCGCAGCTTGGGGCGCGGATATGCCGGCATGGGTCCGCCTTCTGGCGAGCGCTGCCGATGCAACCAATCAGCGCAAGGCCGGAGAGAAAATCAATCGCAACGCGGGGGTGATCTCGCGGGTCCTCAATCGCAACTATGCGGGCAGCTATCCCGAGATCGAACGCCTGGTCCGCGCGGCCTGGGGCAATGAGGACGTTCTCTGCCCTGTGTGGAATGACACGATTCCGCTGGCTTCCTGCATGAACCTGCGACGCAAGAAGGGCTTCCCGCGCAATGCGGTGGAGAACCTTTACTACCAGGCCTGCCCGGCCTGCCCGAACAACACCGACACCGCGTTGGATCAGGCCGAAGAGACCGCGCCATGCGCCGCCTGATCGCCAAGATCGGCCAGCAGGGCTTCACCCCACTCAGCTTCGTGCTGACCGTGGTGCTGCCCACCGCTGCCGCGATCGTCCTGGGCACCGCCCTCATTGTTGCAACCGCCTCACCAGGAGCATGAACATGGACCACCAGATTGCACTTTCACCCGTTGCGCACGAGCTGCTCTCCGCTCTGAGCGAGACCACGGGTTTTGACATCTACTGCTTCTCTCAGGCCAATGCCGGGCGGGAGCTGGAGCGAGCAGGCCTCGCTCGTATCGTCCGAGCCAAGGCTCCGCCTGCCGGTTGGAAGCAGCAGCCGTATTTCGGGATCAAGATCAAGGCCGCTGGTCGAAAGCTGCTACGCGCAGCGGGTGCACGGTCATGACAGTCTGCACCGACTATCGCGCCGTCCAGGGCGAGCGCGGCTATCTCGTGCTCTACCGCAGCACCGGCGACAACGTCTGCCCCGGATGCGGCGGTCGCCAGTGGGAGGTCGGTCGCGTCATGGCCGAATGCGCCCTGTGCGGCACCGCGATCCCGCTCGTTTCGCCCGACATCCCGACCCCCACCGATCCCGAAGCCGAAAGGAACTGACCATGGCTGCTGCCCGCCGCAAGGCCCCCACACAGATTGCGCCCCAGACCATCCAGGAGGCGACCGCGACGATCGACAAATACATGGCGATGCAGGCCACCGTCGACCAGCTGAAGGCAGATGCCGATGCCTCGATCCAGCAGATCGAAGGCGCGCGCGATGCGATGGTCGCCCCGCTTGAGCAGGCGCAGAAGGAACTGTTCAAACAGCTGCGCGCCTGGTGGGCCGTCGCCAAGGATCAGCTGACCGAAGGCAAGCGCAAGTCGATCGAGCTGGCGGGTGCCATCATCGGCGAGCGGACCAATACGCCTTCGCTCAAGCTCCCCAAGGGCGTGAACCAGGAGGACTTCATCGAGAAGATCCGTGCCGCGCTCGAAGAGAACGCGAATCCCTACATCCGCACTAAGCTCGAGCTCGACAAACAGGCGATCATCAAGACGCTGCGCAAGGGCGAGGATGATCCGATGGCCGAGCGCCTGGCCACGCTGGGCGCTGCCGTTTCCCAGGCCGACCAGTTCTTCATCGATCGCGCCGGAAAGCGCGAGGCGGATCCCGAGCTGGTCGATGTCGAGGGAGGCGCAGCATGACCGGCCCCACGATTGAGGTCACGTGGGTTGAGGCACGGGTGAACATCACCGAACCCGGCTTTCAGGACCTGGAGGATGGCACCGGGATTGAGGAATCGATCGCTGTGGGTGCTGGCTTGGTGCAGGGACAGCGCCTGATCTATCTGGTCGCGGTCGATTTCAAGAAGCAGGCAGAAATCTGCCTGGAGGTCTTCCATGCCCGTCAACTGATGGCCCTGCTGCAGCAGGCCATAGATGATCCGGTCGCACCAGTCGGTCTGGCATTGGTCAGCTCGGCTCCGGCCAATGATGGTGCGGGAGGCGCAGCATGACCAGCACACCTCCCAAGCCTGTTCCGGTAAGCGTTGCCATCCATTTCATGGCCGCTTCTGTCTGTTCCGGCCCGGCCCAGCCTATCCACGACGCCGAAGGCAACGTTGTTCGCGGCGCTGCCGGCATTGCGACAAAGTTCATCAACGGCACCCCTTTGATCATCCTGTCGCTTGTCGAAGACGGTCGCCAGACCACGATGGCGCTGGATCCCGACGGCCTGGACCAGTTCTGCGACATGCTGGCTGAGGCGGTGCGCTGGCAGAATGCCGCGCTCACTCCCGCGACGGGGAGCGTGAACTGATGCCACGCCACAGCGCGAGCCTTCGCGAAGCGCAGGCTCTTGCCGCCCGTCTGGACCGTGGTGGCGACAAACGCTCAGCCGAAATCATTCGGGCACTGATCCGCAGCTTTCAGGCCAGCCGCACAACGAACCAGATTCTGCACCAGGACAACCTCGAGCTGCGCGGCGCGGGCGTGCTGGCACCGCAATCTCGAAAGATGGATATCCGTCAATGACAGAGAACCAACTCCGCACGCTCGATAATATCAGGGCGTTTATTGCCACCTATCGCCGTGGGCCGACCATCCGCGAGCTGATGCGGATCGAGGGCCTCAAATCCACGGGCGGCATCTACAGTCGATTGTCAGCCCTCGTTCGCGACGGCTATCTGCGCAAGCTCGATGACCACCATGGCCGCTATGTGCCGATCGATCATGTCGATCAGGTCGATCTGCGCGGCTGCTCGACCGAGGCCCTGAAAGCCGAGATGCAACGGCGTGGCGAGGTCTGTGGCATCGTCCTGCCGGACAATAGCCGATGACCCGTCAGGCTCAGCCTTCGCGCCGCACAGCCGGCAATGATCCGCGGACCCGCAAGATCCGCGCGATCATGGCGGCATGCAACCGGCTCGGCCTGGACGAAGATGCGCGCCGCGATCGCATCGAGCAGGTGAGCGGCCAGCGCTCGCTCTCCAGGCTGACCGATGGCCAGCTGGGTAAGCTGCTCGATGGACTCAACGGTGGCTGGAAGCCGGGCCGCGCCGATCGCCCGCATCTGGGCAAGATCAAGGCGCTGTGGTGGAGCCTTTACTGGTTGGGGGAGATCGACGAACCAGGCGATCCGGCCCTCAATGCCTTCGTCAAGCGCCAGACGGGCCTGTCGGCGTTGCGCTTTGTCGATTTCCGTTATGCATCATCGGTGATCGAGGCGCTCAAGGCCATTGCAACGCGCGCCGGGGTGGTCTGGCCGCACGATGCCGATGTCCGGTCGCTGGAAGCCTCCATACCGGGCTTCACCCATGCCCATGCGGACAGGGTTGCGGTGTTGAAATGCCTCGACCGGCTCTGCGCCGACAGGGTGATGGTGTTCCCGATCGAGCTGGCCCGGCGCGAGATCGGTTCGCATGCCAATATGCACCATTGGTCGGAGCGGGAGATGGACGAGGCGATCCGATTCCTCGGCCAGCGCTGGCGCGCCAAAAAGGCGCGCGCCGCCCAGACGCCGCAGGCGGAGGGCTGATCCCGTGTCGGTCGCCTATTTCCCTGGAATGAAGCTGGAGGACCTGCCGATCCCGCACGATGTTGCGGTCACCCGGCGCTGGCCCGACCAGCTGGTGGAAATGGCCGATCATATCGGAGCTTATGATGCTCTGCGGGTGGTCGAGCGCTTCGGGGGCCAGAAAATCTATGTCGCAGTCGACCCTGAGCGCAACTGCCTGCGCGAGGTTCTGAACGCCCGGCTGACGCGGATCATGAGCCATGTCTATGGTCGTCAGGAGATCGATGTGCCTGTCGCCAGGGCGGCGCTCACCGAGGCGCGCCGAGCGCCCATCATTGCATCCGTGCGAAATGGCGATATGACAGTCGCCGAAGCGGCGCGGATCCTCGGCACCGCCAGGACCTATGTTTCCCAGCTCGTGAACCGGAGCAAGGAAGCAGCAGACGCCGAACCGTTGCGCCGACCTTCCTTGCGCGACCCACGCCAGATCGAGATGTTCGAACCCTGGGACGGAACGTCCCGGTAAGCTCGCTCACCCTGATCCACGCGAGCTATCCCGCTTAGCAATGCTTCATCGCTTTTCGATGAGGCCCACCCAATGCATTCCGCCATCCCGACCAGCTCCAGATCCGAATGCTGGAGCGTTCTGCTGTGAGCTGGTGGCAGATCATCCAGACACTGTGGCCGATCGCGGCCACGATGACCCCGCTGATCCTGCTCGGCGGCTTTGCCTGGCTCCAGACCAAATTCCCGTCTCGCGCCGATCTGAAGGAACATGAAACCGAGCTGCGAGCGCTGACCGAGCAAGTGTCAGGGCTGGTCACTCGGATCACGACTAATGAAAACCGCATCGATAACGTGATGCGGGATCTTGAGCGGGAACCGACGCGCGCTGGCCTGGCGAATTCGATATCTGACGTTCGCGACCGCCTCGGCTCGGTGGAATCATCCGTCAGGGCGATGCAGCACCAGCTCGAGACGCAAAATGACTATCTGCATACGCTGGTCCAGCAAGGGCTTGGCAAGTCATGATCGCCCCGGCCATCCGCCCGCTGGTCCGCCGCGCGATCATCGACCTCCTCGCCGAAATCGGCGGCGAACATAACGATCATCACCTCGCGACCCTGCTGGCCGAGGTCGGGCACCGCGTCGCACGCCGGGACGTTGCCGAGGAGCTGCGCTGGCTGGCGAATGAAGGCTTCGTGCGGATCGAGGACGTTCCGCCGTACCTGCTCGCAGAGATCCAGCCCGATGGCGAGGATGTCGCTGCCAGCCGCCTGATCGTCGACGGCATCTACCGCCACAGAACAGGCCGCTGACATGGCGCGCTGGTCTTCCGTCGAGGAACTGCCGGCAGACGTCCAGGACGAACTGGACGAGGCCGTGAAGCGCAAGTTCACCACCGATGCCCTGGTCGAGCTGGCAGCGAGCCACGGCCATACAATCGCGCGATCGTCCATGGGCCGCTGGGCCAAGCGCCGCCGCGACTGGCACCGCGTGGTGGAGCGCGAGAAGGCCGTGCGCGGCATGGCCGAGGCCGTCGACGGCCAGTTTGGTGACGAGAACGAGAAGCGCAACCGGATGCTGCTGCACCTGGCGCGCAACAATCTCTCCATCATCGCTGCACGCATGGGTGGCCAGGAGAAGCTCGAGCTGGGCGATGCCATGGGCCTCATCAAGGCGCTGAAGGACCTGGTCGTCGCCGACAAAATCGACGCCGAGCGCGAGCGCGCCATCCGCCTCGAGCAGAACCAGCGCGCGGCCAAGGAGGCCGAAGGCGAGCTGCGCAGCCGTGGCGCGACCGAAGAAACCATCCTGGCCGTGAAAACCAAGCTGCTCGGCCTCAAAGCCTGAAGGGAGAAAGACCGTGAGTGAAGCCATCAGAGCCGACGACCAGCTCCGCCTGTTCATCGAACGCATCGAACGGCTCGAGGAAGAGCGCAAGGGCGTCGCCGACGATATCCGCGACACCTACAACGAGGCCAAATCCCAGGGCTATGACGCCAAGATCATGCGGCAGATCGTGCAGCTCCGCAGGATGGAGCCGCACGATCGGCAGGAAATGGCCGCGATCCTGGATACCTACAAGGCTGCGCTGGGGCTGGGATGACCGAGCCGCGCCGCATCGTTGCTGGCCTGAGCGCGAACGGCCCCGGTGACATTGCGTCGCTGGCGTTCGCGATCGCGCAGGATGCCAAGCCGTTCGGCTTCCGGGTGCTGGCGATCAAATGCTCGCGCGCGACCAGGGCAGCAGCCGCATCGAAGGGCTCTCGCACCAAGTACGTGCACCTCGCCGACAACCAGGAACGCTGCTGGATCATCCGGGTGTCCGACCATTATCGCCCGCGCCGTGTCGCGCATATTCCGCTGCACTTTGACCTGGTCGCGCTCGACGGCATGTCTGGCCAGGCCGATGTCCGCGAATGGCTGGCCTCCGTTGCAAGGGGCGAGATTGCCTGGGTGCAGCCGATGACCTCGCCCCGCGCGCGCACCACGCGCCAGCGCTGGAAGGGCCGCAGGCCATGAGCGCGAAGGTCGGTTCTCTTGCACCAATCGACGATCTCCCGTCGCTGCTGATGCCGTATCAGATCGAGGCGATCCAGCTCAGCGACCAGCATCAGCTGTTCGTCAGCGAAAAGTCGCGCCGCACGGGCCTTACCTATGCTTTCGGGGCTGACGCCGTGCTGACCGCTGCGCCAGCCCAGGGCGGGCAGGATTTCTTTTACATCGCCTATAACAAGGACATGACGCGCGAGTTCATCGGCTATTGCGCGGACTTCCTGCAGGCGTTCGACCAGCTGGCCACCGAGCCGAAGGAATTCCTGCATAACGACGGATCGGATGAGGGCATCAACGCTTTCCGCATCGATCTGCCGTCAGGTCACAAGATCGTCGCGCTGTCGTCCAAGCCGCGATCGCTGCGCGGCATGCAGGGCAAGGTGCTGATCGATGAAGCCGCGTTTCATGACCAGTTCAACGATCTGCTCGACGCGGCCATGGCGCTCACCATGTGGGGCGGCAAGGTGGTGGTCATCTCGACCCATAACGGCGCGGACAACGCCTATAACGAGTTGATCGAGGACATCCGCAGCGGCAAGCGCGAAGGCGTGGTCCAACGGGTGACGCTGAAAGACGCGCTGCGCCAGGGCCTCTATCAGCGCATCTGCCTGCGCACCGGCCAGAAATGGTCGCCCGAGGCCGAGGCAGCGTGGGAAGCATCGCTCCGCAAGCGCTATGGCGCAGCTGCAGAGCAGGAGCTGGACGTCGTTCCCTCGCGTGGGTCCGGTATCTACCTGGCCCGTGCGACCATCGAGCAAGCCATGTCGCACGAGCTGCCGGTCATTCGCCTGGCGTGCCCCGATGGGTTCGAGCGTCACAGCGAGGAGTACCGAACCAGCTGGATCCTCGAGTTTCTGGAGACCGAGGTAGCGCCCTACCTGGACGACTTCGATCCAACCAAGCCGACCTATTTCGGCCAGGACTTTGCCCGCAACGGCGACGTCTCCCCGATCGTGTTCGGCCAGCGCGATGACAAAATGCGCCGCGTCGCGCGGTTCCTGCTCGAGATGCGCAATGTGCCGTTCAAGGACCAGGAGCTGATCCTCAACTGGATCATCTCGCGCGTGCCGATGTTCGCCTGCGGCAAGATGGACGCGCGCGGCAACGGGTCGGCCCTGGCCGAGGCAATGCAGCAGCGCTGGGGCTTTGACCGCGTCGAGGCCGTCCAGACATCGGAAAAGACCTATCTCGCCTTCATGCCGAAGCTGCGATCGGCGATCGAGGATCAGATGCTGCTCATCCCCTGGGATGAGGGCGTCATGGACGATCTGCGCATGATCAAGCTCGTGCGCGGCATCCCGATGATCCCGGATCGCGGCAAGGTCAGCAAGGCCGATGGCGACAGCGGCAAACGCCACGGCGACGACGCGATCGCGCTCATGCATTTCGTCGCCGCTTCGGACGAGGATATCGGCCCGATGGAGTTCTACTCGGCGGGCCAGCGCAGCACCCATCTGGCCTCCGGGCCTGTCTCGACGCGCGGGTTCGGTTCTGCCGGTGCCCGTGCCGGATTTGTGAGGTAACACCATGGCCCGCAGGCCTCGACCCTTTTCCAGCAGCAGCACCCAAGTGATCGCCCGGCGCATCGCCGAGCCGACTGGCACGATGCAGGCCCTGATGCGCCCGATCGCCACGACCTCGGATGGGCGCGACATCACCAGGCCGTTTGTCACCGGCCTGCAGCAGCCGCGCGACCCGCGCATCAGCATGGCGATCGACTGGGGCGTCTACGATGTCATCCTGGAAGACGACCAGGTCATGTCGACGCTGCAGCAGCGCATCGGCGCTGTGGTCTCGCGCAACTGGAACGTGCTGCCCGGCGATGAGAACGACCCTCGCTCGGTCGAGGCGGCAGAGAAGCTCAGCGACAACCTCGTCCGCCTGGGCTGGGACCGCGTCACCCGCAAGATGCTGTTCGCCACCTTCTACGGCTATTCGGTCGCCGAATGCCTGTGGGAGGTCCGAGACGGCCTATTCCAGTTCGCGGATCTGCGCGTCCGTCATGCCCGGCGCTTCCGCTATGACGACGCTGGCAATCTGCGGCTCATCACTCGCGTCAACTGGAATGGCGAGCGGCTGCCGGATCGCAAGTTCTGGGTAGCGACCGCAGGCGCCAGCGACGACGACGAGATCTACGGGCGCGGCCTGGCCGAGTGGCTCTATTGGCCGACGCTGTTCAAGCGCAACGGCCTGCGCTTCTGGAACAACTTCCTTGACAAGTTCGGCGCGCCTACCGCGATCGGCAAATATCCTGCCGGCACGCCGCAGGATCAGGTCAACAACCTGCTCGCCGCGCTGCAGGCCATCCAGACCGATACCGGCATCGCGATCCCCGAGCGCATGGTCATCGAGCTGCTGCAGGTCGCGAAGAGCGGCGTGGCCGATTACGAGCAGCTCTGCCGCTATATGGACGAGTGCATCGCGAAAGTGGTGCTCAGCCAGACCATGACCACCCAGGACGGCTCCTCGCGTAGCCAGGCCGAGGTGCATGCGGACGTGAAGCTGGAAGTCGTGAAGTCGGATGCGGATCTGCTGTCCGATAGCTTCAACGCTGGCCCGGCGCGCTGGTGGACCGATTTCAACTATGGCCCTGACGTCGCTTCGCCGCGCGTGATGCGCGATGTCGAGGCGGAAACGGACACCAAGCTTGCCGCCGAGACCGATGGCCTGTTGAAGGCGCTGGGCTGGGAGCGCGACGAGGAGAGCTTCCAGGACACCTATGGCGACGGCTATGTCCGCGTCCAGCAGACAAACCCGCCGACCGATACAGACCTTATTCCCGGAGCCGGGAACAAGGTCGACGAACAGAAGCTGCTGGAAGATAACCGCCGCGAGCCGCTCCAGCCCGTCACGGAATTCGCCGCCGACGATCCGCGCCCGCTCTACGTCCATCGCAAGCTGCTCAATGCCGACAAGCTCGTTGCATGGGCCAGGAAACAGGGCTTCAGGACCGTAGTCGATCCCGCCGACATGCATGTCACCGTGGCCTATTCGAAGAGGCCGGTGAACTGGTTCGGCATGGGCGACGATTTCGGCTTCTACCGCGAGCCGCTGCGCGTCATGCCGGGCGGCCCGCGCGTCGTTGATCGGCTCGGCGACAAGGGCGCTGTCGTTCTGCATTTCTGGGACGGCTACATCGCCAACCGGCACCGCACTATGCGCGAGGCTGGCGCGAGCTGGGATTTCCCCAGCTATCTGCCGCACGTCACTTTCACCTACGATCCGGGCGACGTCGACCTGGCAACGGTCGAGCCGTTCACCGGCGAGCTGCAGTTCGGTCCCGAGATCTTCGAACCGATCGTGGACGACTGGCAGGACACCATCCGCAGCGTGAGCCTCGCTGAGGGCGATCCCGACTATGTCGAGCAGTTGCCTGACAACAGCCTGATCGACGAACTGATCGCCGCCGAGGACGATCGCGTCACGGCAGCAATGACCGGCACGATCTTCGATCGCATCGCCGCAGCCGCCACGTCTGCCGAGCTGCTCAAGCTGCTCGATACCGAGGCAACCGCGCTCATGAACGATGCGCCGCTACGCGAGAGCATCGAGCGCGCTGCATTCGCCATGCGCCTGGCGGAAGAGAACCGGGAGGGTGGAGCGTGAGATCAAACCCCTCTCTCTTGGCTGCACTGACGTTATTGGCCAGCGCGGCCCTTGGCCCGATCGCCGCCCAGGCGGTTCGGGATGCAAGCGACGAGAAACGATCGCGGGGGAGCGTCGTTCGAGCGAGGCGAGACGTCGTCCACATCACCGTACCCGAGCCGCTCGGTAAGAGGGCAAAGCGCCGCGCACGGGCAAGAGCCAAGGCGCGGAAATGACCCGCGCAACGCTCCCTCAGCTAGCCTATGCGCTCGGCATGGTCGAAGGCCTGCTGCGCCAGTTGCCCGCGATCAGCGTGATCTATTCGGTGCAGATGCAGCTGGAGGATGGGTGGACCAGGCACCGCGAGGACGGCTTCAGCATCCGGCTCGCTGGCATCTCCGCTACCTGTGACGCAGCTCACCCGGACTGCGCCTCCGTCGCCCTGAGAAACTGGCGCACCGCCGCACGTGAGCGGCTTGGATGGGAGATGTCATCATGATCGACGCACGCAATGGACCTCCGGCCGCCCCTGAGGAACAGGCGTATCTCGATGCCAGGGCAGGCGCAATCATGGCAGAGGGCAGGGCGCAAATGCCACTTTCTACCGAAGAGCAGGCTGAGTTAGTGGCGACTGCGCCATCCCCGTTTACGCCAGAACAGGAGGCGCGAATTGCTCAAATCGTGGCCAAAATGATCCACGAAAGCACGTTCAAACAGCTGTCGCAGGTCACCGCGTTAGATGCTGACGCGGCCCTAGAAATGGCTGATAGTATGAAGCGCTTTATCAATCACCGGCAGCTCGACGAACCCTGCCCCAAAACTCCTTCTGAAGCTCAATGACCTGGTTCGCAAACTCCTGCGTGACTGGGTCATCGAACCGATCTCGCGCAGCCTCGACCTCCTCGCGAGTAATGCGAGTAATATAGTCAATCTGTGACTGATTGGACGCACCCCCATTTTTGATGAACGCCGCCCACAGATGCACCAAAACATGTTCGAGCATCCAATTATGACAATCGTTTTTCGAAAACTGCTGATCCATGGATTGTTCCTTTCAGTCGTGAGTCGCATCGTGACTGTAGCCGAAGGGGTGGTCTCGGCAAGGGCCACCCCCAAGGATAGCCCCGCATTGAGGGCGATGGCCCATGCCTGAAAGCCCCTTCGCCAATCTCCCGATGTTCGGCTTCGACATCATCTATGCCGACCCTCCCTGGAGCTTCGATAACTGGTCCGAAAAGGGCGAGGATCGCAATCCAAACCAGCATTACGACACGATGCCCTGGGAGGAGATCGCCGCGCTGCCAGTGGGCGAGCTGGCCAGCCGCAACTGCGCTTGCTTTCTGTGGGCCATCGATCCGCTGCTCGACAAGGCCTTCGAAACCCTGCGCCGCTGGGGCTTCCGATATGCCACCGTCGGGTTCACCTGGGCGAAGCTCAACCCGTCTGGCGAGGGCTATGCCATGGGAACCGGCTATTACACCCGCGCCAACCCGGAGATTTGCCTGCTCGGCATGACTGGCAAGTTGCCGCGCCTTGATGCTGGCGTCCGCCAGCTGGTCGTCGAGCCGCGCCGCGAACATAGCCGCAAGCCCGATCGTATCGCCGACGACATCGTCCGTCTCTTCGGCGATCGCCCGCGCATCGAGCTGTTTGCCAGAACGAAGCGCCCTGGCTGGGAAGCCTGGGGCAACCAGGTCGATAAGTTCGGAGACGAGAGATGACCGTCGATCACAAGCAGATGGCCGCTAACTGGCTAGCAAATGGCGGCGGCCGAACTTGGCAGTTAGCACGCAGTCTTGGGACAAACACGCCGGTCGCCCGCAGCATCTTGAAAAGGCTCGAAGCCGAAGGAGTTGCGGTTCGCTGTCCGAAAAAATCGGCATGCAATGACGCGTATTGGACTCTAGCAGATAAGGCGGAAGGCGAGCCCGATGCCTGAGCTGCGCCCAACCATGTATCTCAGCCCGAAAAACACCGTCCGGGTCTGGCAGGAGCGGCAGGAGCTGCGCCCGACCGTGCGTTGGTCGGAGATGATGCACGAGGAGCATTCGCGGGCCTTCACCGTGGCGAAGATCGCCAAGCTCGATCTGCTGGCAGCGGTTCAGAAATCGCTCGACAAGGTCATTCGCGATGGCGGCACCTTCGAGACCTGGAAGGCCAACATCCTGCCGGAGCTGAAGCGCGCCGGCTGGTGGGGCGAGGTCTCGGATCCGGCGCTTACCGGCACCGCCCAGCCCATCATCGTCAACGATCGCCGCCTGCGGACGATATACCGGACCAACATCCGCATGAGCATCGCAGCAGGCCGCTGGCGGCGCTTCCAGGCGCAGAAGGAGCTCTTCCCCTATCTGCGCTACCGGTCTGACCATCCGCGCAAGCACCCTCGGCAAGATCACCTCAGTTGGCACGGCATCATCCTGCCGGTCGACCACCCATGGTGGCAGGAGCATTTCCCGCCAAATGGCTGGGGCTGCAATTGCCTGCCAGAACAGGTTTCGGAAGGGATGCTCAAACGGCGCGGGTGGAAGGTCACGACAGATCTGCCGCCATCGGCGCGGGAGCGCTTCTATCCTGCCGGCAGGACCGACCCGATCATGGTGCCCAAGGGCATAGATCCTGGCTTCAGCTACAATCCCGGCACCGCGCATCTGCGCGCGATCGCCGACAAGGCGCTCGAATCGGTCGAGGATGCGGCTCAGGCAGGCCTGGCGAAAGCTGCTCAGCAGACCATCCGGGAGATCGTCGCCGATCCGGCGTTTGATCAGTTTGCCGCCTTACCCGATCAGCCTTTCCCGATCGCCGCGCTCACGGCTGACCAGGCAGCTGCCATCGGCGCGACCGCGCGCACCGTGCGCTTCTCGCTGCAGACCCTGGAAAAGCAGAAGCGCCGCCATGCCGAGTTGACGATCGCCGATTATCGTCTGCTGCCAGAGATCATCTCGAACCCTGCCCATGCGCTCCGCGAGGATGACAGGAAGGTTCGGCTGCTGTGGGAATCGGACGGCCAGTGGTGGCGAGCCACAGTCAAGGCGACCGAACAAGGCGACGAGCTCTATGTGCTCAGCATGCATCGGGTTGGCGCAAACGAGGTCGCCGCCCTTGTCCGCCGTTTCGCCGCTATCGTGGAGTGGTTCAGTGCGTGGTGAGGACTCCCGTTTCCCTCACATGGCGCTCCTGGCTTTCGCCAGTGCTACGGCAGGGAGATGCACCGTGTCGCACGCACTGAGCCACCTGCATACACCAGCAAAAGAGTATAGGCAATGAACGGCCCAGATCCTTGGCATGACGCGTTGTCGAAAGCCCTGGCAGCACCTTTAGAACTGCGGAACGGCGTCAACACCATCGTCGATCGAGCTGTCGCAGAAGGGATGACACTACCTCAGTTCAAGATTGAGGTGCAGGCCCTGTTCAACCGCCTTGCCACGTCCATGCAAGGCCGCGGCAACGCCCCTGCAACGGCACCGACCGGTGTGGAACTGGACTAG